AGTCTATTATGTATGGAGTCATGCAGCATAAAAAAGGTTCAAATTCAGATGAAGATCATTTAGTTATAAATAGGAAAACCTGTAAACCATATAAATATTTATATGAAGCATCTGCTAAAACTCTATGGGAGATGTTGCAGAGTGCGCACAGAGACAGATACAGATTCTGGATCATAAAGTTGGACTAATGGAAAGGAACAGACGATGAGTATATACTTAAGTAGTGGTTATGTAGATATAAATAAAATACTTGGTTATCGTCTACCATTCAATTTTATAATTGGTGGCAGAGGTACTGGAAAGACATATGGAGCACTGAGAAACGCGTATGAAACTGATACGCGTTTCATGCTTATGAGAAGAACACAAGCGCAGTGTGATCTTATAAATAAGCCTGAATTTAATCCTTATAAAGCAGTATGTGAAGATATATCTGCTAATATTGGAGTTAAGTCTATCAGCAAATATAATGCTTTAATATATGAAGATCGCGGAGATGATTTAGAATATAAAATTCTTGGTTATACTTGCGCACTTTCTACTATAGCCAATATGAGAGGTTTTGATGCATCAGATGTTAAGCTCCTGATATATGATGAATTTATTCCGGAAAGGCATGAAAGAGTATTAAAGAATGAAGGTACTGCTTTTCTGAATGCATATGAAACTATCAACAGAAACCGCGAGATAAAGGGAAAACACCCGCTGCAGGTTCTCTGTATGGCTAATGCATTCAATATTGCTAATGCTATTTTTCTTGAGCTGGGATTGGTTGGTATCTGTGAGAAGATGCAACTAAAAGGTCAGGAGCTCTTTATTGATAAATCGAGAGGTATCCTGATTGCGATGCTTAATAATTCAAGGATCAGCGAAAAGAAATCAAACACAGCTTTATATAAGTTATCATCCGGTAGTTATGCAGATATGGCTCTTAGTAATGATTTTGCATATAATGACAGCTCCGGCATTAAGTCGCTGCCATTATCTGAGCATAGATTATTATGCACAGTAGGTGAGATCAGTATCTACAAGCATAAATCTAAAAGACAGTTTTATATATCAGAGCATAGAACAGGCAGCGCACCAGTATATAAATCTGATGAAGTAGGTCTAATGAAATACAGAAAAAATCATGGAGTCAAATTATATTCAGCATATATGCGCGGTAATGTTATATGTGAGTCAATGTTGACAAAATCATTATTTGAATTGTATACTATTTAAGAGATAATATTGGTCAAGTAGTATTATCTATGCACCTGCAGCGCGTAAGGCAAGCTCCGGAAGAGCACGCGAACACCTGCCAGTGTATTACCTGCAGGTGCTATTATTAAATAAGGTGGTATGCATAATGGATATTCAAGTCATTGGTCAGTTAATTGCCACATTAGGTTTTCCGATTGTTGCGTGTTGTGCTATGTTTTGGCTTGTTAATAAGCAAGATGAAAGACATAAAGAAGAAATGGACGGATTACGGAAAACGATTGAAGATAATACCAATGTTTTAACAAGTCTTAAAGAACTGATCCAGATCGTTGTTAATAAGGAAAGTAATAAATGAAAAGAGATGCGATTGTCAGATCTGCAAAATCATATATAGGAACAAAAGAAGGATCTTCAAACTTCAGTGATATAATACATATATTTAATACCGTTAAACCTGACGGATATACAGCTAAATTATCTGACGAATGGTGCGCTGAGTTTGTATCAGCTATGGCTATTCAGTCATATGGGAAAGATATAGCTAAAGAGTATTTCCCATTATCCGCAAGCTGCATCAGGATCATCAGCAAAGCAAAAGCGATGCATATATGGCAGGAATCAGATAGCTATATTCCTCAATCAGGAGATTGGATCCTTTATGATTGGAATGACTCCGGAAAAGGAAATAACACAGGATCACCTGATCATGTTGGGATTGTCGAAAAGGTCAGCGGAAATATTATCACTGTCATAGAAGGAAATTATAGTGAGTCAGTAAAGCGCAGGAATTTATGGATAAACGGCAGATATATACGCGGTTATGTTATTCCTAAATATACGGATAAAGAGAAAAGTAAAACTGAGATCGTTAAAGATGTTTTATCCGGTAAATATGGCACAGGTGAAGAACGCAAACGAAAATTAAAAGCAGAAGGATATGATTATAACAGCATCCAGCGAGAGATCACGCGGATCACTTATCTTACAAAAGCTGTTTTATCCGGAGCATACGGCAGCGGAGAAAACAGGAAGAGAAAACTGGGAGCTGATTATAATATAGTACAGTGGAATGTTAACAGAGTATTGAAAGAAAAGGAGTAAATCATGCAGTACACAGAAATTATTAAACTACTTGACGCAGGTTATACTAAAGAAGAAATCATGCAGATGGATGCATCTGAGCCAACAACAGATCCTGAGCCGGCTGCAGCTCCGGAGCCGGCAGCAGCTTCTGAACCGGCAGCAGCTCCGGAGAATGGATCTGATCAGACTATCAATGCTGCACTGGATGAACTTAAGTCACTGTTTGGTGATATGAAAAAAGAATTTACTGCTATGAATATCATGAACAGCAGACGCGAGGATGATGTCAAAACAGGCGATGATGTTATTGCTTCAATAATCAATCCGCCTAAGAAAAATAAAAAGGATGGTAAGTAAAAATGAGTGTTAACACAATGAATTTTGAAGATGCTGCTGCTATTCTTAATAATATCAGACAGCAGGTAACAGGCGAAACCGGTATCGCTCCTACTAATACCGGTGAATTTGTATCTGTAGCTACTACGCTGCTTCAGGCCGGCTATGATCCTGTACTTAATGCTATTACTCAGATGGTATCGAGAACTATTTTCTCTATCAGGCCGTATAACCGTAAGTTTGGCGGTATCAAGGTAGATTCTGAGCAGTGGGGTGCTATTGTCAGGAAACTGTCTATTGCTGATAAGGATTTTGATAATGATGTCAGATTTGATCTTATAGACGGTCAGAGTGTTGATCATTATAAAGTCAATAAACCAAATGTCCTGCAGACAAACTTCTATGGACAGAATGTATTTGAAAAGAACTACACGATCTTCAAGGATCAGCTTGATAATGCTTTCTCAGGTCCTGCAGAATTTGGCAGATTCATGGCTATGGTTGTACAGAATATTTCCGACATGATCGAACAGGCTCATGAGTCTATCGCGAGAATGACTATCGCTAACTTTGTAGGTGGTAAGAATGCAGCCAATAATGGAGTTATTCATCTGCTGACAGAATATAATACTGAAACAGGAGAGTCACTTACAGCGACTACAGTTTATGCTCCGGCAAACTTCGGTAACTTCATGAAGTGGATGTATGCAAGAGTTGCGACTCTTTCAGCACTCCTGACAGAAAGAAGTGTAGAGTTTCAGATCAATGTTACAAATAAGGCTATCAGCAGACATACGCCTTATGACATGCAGAAGCTCTATCTGTATGCTCCACTCCTGAATGGTATGGATGCACGTGTACTGGGTGATACTTTCCATGAAAATTTCCTTGAGTATGCAGATGTTGAAGCGGTCAATTACTGGCAGGCTATCGACAATCCTATGCAGATTCAGGTAACGCCTTCTTACATGAATACATCCGGTCAGATCGTGACAGCTGCAGAACAGCAGATCACTAATCTTGTAGGTGTTCTGTTTGATAGGGATGCACTCGGTTATACAACAGTAAATGAATGGAGTGCTACTACTCCTCTGAATGCAAAAGGTGGTTACTGGAATACTTTCCATCATTTCACTGAGAGATGGTATAATGACTTTACTGAAAAGGGTATCGTTCTTCTTCTTGATTAATGTCCTTTTCTTTCTATTTGGTGATGGCGCGGTTGCTCTCCGGAGCTCCGCGCCAGAGGTGTAAATATGAGCTTTGCAGTAAAACTATATACATTAAGTAAAAGAGATAACAGCACTAAAAGACCTGCAGCAAATGCAGGTACTACTTTTAATTGTATTCTGAAATCAGGATCCGGCATAATGCGTCCTACGCTGTCATTCGATATAGGTGTAACTAATGATCCTTCTCAATATAACTATGCATATATTGCAGCATTCGATAGATATTATTTTATTGAGGAATGGTATTTCGAACAGGCATTATGGACAGCTACACTTAAAATAGATGTGCTTGCAACATATAAAACAGAAATCGGTAATTCACGTTTATATGTAATGAGAGCTGCAGGAGCACACAACGGTAATATAATAGATAATTTATATCCTACTAAAACAGGTTGCAGTTATGCACATGATACTATCTCAAATCCATGGGATTCCAGTATGTGTTTTGTAATAGGCTGCGTATCTAAAAATGCTAATTTTGGTTCACTTGCTTATTATGCTGTTACTGTTGCAGGATTATCTAGTATATGTACTAATCTACTTGATCCTACTACTGGTGCAGTTACTGAAGATAATGGATTTTCATGGGATGATTGCAGTCAGGCTTTACAGCTCTCTCTTGTAGATCCGCTGCAGTATATTAAATCATGTGTTGCCTTGCCTGTTGGCATTGGTGATATAACAGGATCTGACACAGGAGTTATAGTATATAATTGGAGTGCAGGAGTAGGTGGAAAAAGATTATATCTTAATCCATATGTTACTAAAACATATTCATTTAGTATTCAAAAGCATCCAGATACTAATAGCAGAGGTAACTATGTTAATTCAGCTCCATATACAAGTATAACCTTAACAATACCACCATTCGGATCATTCGATATTGATACTTCAGTTACCTGTAATGCGTCTACTATTACAGCTACAGTTAAATTGGATCCAATTACAGGGCAAGCTTCATTAACAATAACCTGTAATGGCATTGTGCTGAATAGAGTTGTATCACAGCTGGGTATACCAATTTCATTATCATCTGTTACGCGCGATTATGTAGGAGCTGCTTCAGCTGCTGCAGGTGCTATTGGTGGTATAGCGTCTGCATTTATGGGAAATCCTGTAGGTATTTTAGGATCTGTTAACGGCATAGGTAATGCAATCAATGGAATGATGCCAAGAGCTTCAACAGTAGGCAGTACAGGCTCATTTGCTACTAATCAGGGTGATTTTAGACTTGATCATCAGTTTTTCAGACCTGTTGATGATGATAATACTCATAATGGTAGACCCCTTTGTGAAATGAGAACTATCAATACTTTATCCGGTTATATGATTATTCAGGATGGAGATGTTGCTATTAATGGCACTTCTGCAGAAGATCAATCTGTAAGAAATTATCTTGAATCAGGATTTTATTATGAATAGAGGTTAATATGGCGGATGAATATATTCCAAGAACTACAGATGAAGGAATAAGAGGTAATCCGTATTGGTATAACCGAAATCCTTTTTATCAGGCTGGCTATGGTTTACCTAATTGTACATGTTATGCATGGGGAAGATTTTGGGAAAATTCAGATGTTAATGCTGATTTTAGTAATAAACCAAATTTATCTTTAGGTAATGCTCGTGATTGGTTTGGTCACACTGCTGATGGTTATGAAAGAGGAAATACTCCTGCACTGGGTGCTATAGCATGTTATAATAATCCAAGAGGTGGACATGTTGCCGTTGTTGAAGAGATCCACGAAGATTATTTACTGGTTTCCGAATCAGGATATAATTCTTTCTACTTCAGAACTTCAAGAATTGGTGTAAATGGTTCTTACTGGCCTATGTCAGATGATGTGTTCCAAGGATTTATATATAATCCTATAATCGGTGGTGGTGGATGGCTATATAAAAAGAAGATATGGTTATGGAAAAGAGAATTATATAATAGAGAACAGGAATTAATACGATGAACGAATACAGTTATGATTTTATAAATAAATATAATGCACATATAAAACCGTCAACAATGCACTCTCAGGATAATGCTACAGCTTGGTACTTCAGAAGATACTTGCTGCAAAAAATTATCAGTGTATATGAATTTACAGGTATACCAGAGACATGGAGCGAAGATTATTTTCTTTATACTTTGTTTGTATGTGGTTATGTTGCTGTTATAAATACTGATAAGTTTGGTGTTATTCCGCAGCACTGCAGCCTATTCGGTTATGATGTTTTCTACAGACCGACTAATGTTAATATAGCTAATCCACTGCTTAGAGGTAATTTAACTCCAAGAATCGGTGTTGATTGCGC